TGTAAAGCAGGTTCCATAGGTTGTTCTGAACGTAGTTTTGTAACCAGTCGAGCCCGTGGCGTTCATCGAAGAAGTCACCGTTGCACATGACACCTTCCTGGATGATGGCGGTATCGTTGGCGTACTTAACAAACACGTTGCAGTTCTTGGCCTTCAGCGTGTCGGCCTGCTGAGCGGTAACCGTCTCGGCGGCAATGCCAGGCTCTTGTTTGAACTTCAGGGTAATGGTGGTGTTATTGCCCAGGAAGTTAACAGTGAACGCGCGTCCGAACGCCGACGCGGCAGCATACGGCACCTGACTGTACTGGCAGAAGGTCCGTCCGTAGCCAGCAGCTTTCAGCTTATAGGCGATATCCGCGGTGCTGGTTGAGTCCAGAACAGCCGATGCAGAAGTTGTTACACCGTACACGCGGGAGTCGCTCGCGGCTCCAATCAGCGCGGAAACATCCATGTGGTCCTGGTCTGACATTGCGGTATCAGCGATGACCAGACCGTACCAGTCAGCAGAGTAGTTCAGCGCCACGGTTACAGACGGAAGCACGGAAGACGATGCGGCCTGGCCGTTGGCGACGGTAGGATTGTGCGCCGCATCAATGCCAAGCAGTGGCGCGATATCAGTGCCAGTTCCTGCGGCGGTCGGGATGCCGATGGCCGACGTTGCGCCAGTGGTGGCTGAAGTCACCACGAACTGGTTGGAACCGGCTACGTAGGTAACAGTGGTGCCGGTGATTTTCGCTGTGACGGCTGTCGCCACATCGGCCAGGTCAGTGACAGCAGACAGGTCGATACCCGTTACTGTTTTGACGGTACCATCAACTGATAACTTGATAGCTCCGTCATCCACCGCCGTGAAGTTTGCGATTGCCTGTTCAGCAGAAGTCAGCACCGCGCCAGTCAGTTTGCCAGCAGTGGCTGGGCTTGAAGTACGTTCCAGTTTCCCGATATAGAGATCGCGTGGCTGCGGCGATTGCTGGTAGTAGAGGTTTGCCGCTTTGTACTCTTCGGAACTGGTGCCGAAGTCGGTAGCGACGCTTTCAATGTCCTGATACAGGCGCAAGACCTCTGGAGCTGTAATCACAGCCGAGGTTCCAAGAACAAGCAGCGCACCGAAGTTACGCCCGGTAGCCGCACGAACGGCGAGCGCGACCTGCACGCGAACGACGCGTGATACAGATAAGCCGTTAGGCATGATTTATTCTCCGAAAAATTGAACTGGAGCAGATAGGATTGATTTGATGCCGTACTCGCGTACTGTCTTACGGCGAAGTGTCACAGACAGGTCGTATCGGCGTTGCCATTGGTTGTTAATCAACTCAGGGGCCGGGATGATGCGACCAACCTCGCCAAGCGTCAGGCCGACCCGGTTCAACTCCGCATTGTTCTGAGAGACGAACAGACCGCTACGGAACGTTTTGGCAAATGACTGACCTGCAGGACCGTAAAAACTGCAGAGCACCACCAGCGTTTCGTATTGCCACTGATAATCGGTGTCATCATCTTTGGTGACCGAGGCCGGGTTAGCGGCGTCCTGAAAGTCCGAGATGTTGAACCCGCACCAGTTGGTCCCCAGCGCGGGGATTGTCGGCTGAGGATCGGTGAAGCGCGACATGGCCATACGGTCAGGCAGACCGGAAACGCCTCGAATCCACCGGCTGATTTCACGCTCCAACTCTTCGTCGTACTGCGGCGCCGGGCTGGTAGGCGTCAGGTAACCCGGTTGCGTGGTGTCATTCAACTGGCGTACCTCCGTTGAACTCCATCAGCTCACAGTGTGCCTGAACGAAGCCAACACCGTAGGACGTGTACGGATCCACAAAGGTTACGCGGTAATGCCGCCCGTTGTAGAGCACCACATCAGCATCCTGTCCGGGCAGGCCCTGCGTTAAGCGGAAGGTGGTAACGACCAAAATCGCACCGCCGATAACCTGCCCTGCCGCCATGCGTCTGGCTTCCAGAGAACGGTCCACCGTCACAACGCCATTGAAGGGGATATCCTCTTTGGTGTTGGTCGCGAATCCGTCAGCGTCTTTCACCTGGTGGTTACGGGTACAGACCAGGGTGTAATCGCAGAAATCGGGATCCGACAGCACCTCAGTGACATCGAGAAAAGGCATTATTTTTTACCTCTCACAACATAGGTGATCGAGCGAAGCAGATATCCGTGGGCATAAAGTGGCTTATCTCCGGGTAATCCCTGTTCCCGGCGCTTAGCTTTCGTCATTTCAGAGATCGGGGTGAGCCGATCTCCATCAGAAATAACGCGCCTGGCACCGTTTGAGGCAACCAGCCCGGCCTTCTCCAGCTCATTTTCTGCAGCTGAAAAACGCCCATCCAGCGCCATGCCTGCGGCGGCCTTGAGGTGCTCCGACGTCACCGCCTGAGTATCCTCAATACCGATGTCCAGGAACGGTCGCGGAGGTAACGTCACCTCCTGACCGCCGAGCCTGACTGTTGCTCCGGTTGACTGCAGGTAGCCTATCTCGGCGTTATTCAGCTCCTCCCCGTCCTCACGCACAGCGTTCGACTCAGGGATACCAACCAGTACATCCATGCGGGAAAGCCTTTCCAGCCCCGCCAGCACCGAATCCACGTTGTCGGTTTTCACCTTCACGCCGCTCATAACAACTGCCGCCCGCCAGCACCGAACATCGACCACCACCAGAAGAACTCCTGGCCGTATCCGGTTTTGTTCCAGAATCCAGCATCGGGGTTGATGGTGCCCGAGTTGTCGTAACTGACGCTGACCTTATCGACAGACTTCGACGACGCAACGCCGCTGCCACCGCTACTGACAAAGCCGCCCGATGCACCCGCCAGCGCGCGACCGCGCAGCTCAACGTAATGCGCTGTGAACAGCTCAGCCAGGTAGACGAACTGATCGCCCTGCACATCCTGATTGAGGATCAAGTCAGCCTGGCCGAGGTGAAAATTTACCGATGGGTCTGGATAGCGGGTGGTATTGGCGAACTCAGGGAAGTCGGTGCGGAACTGGTCACTTGTTGGCAGAAGGCTGTTTCTTGGCATTGCCAGCCTCCAGTGATGCAAGCTTTTCAGTCAGCTCATCCAACTGCTGTTGCAGGCCAGTGATGGTGCTGTCTTTCTCTTCGATCTGTTTCAGCTGATCGTCGATGGTGGAGGCTTTTTCATCCAACTGCTGTTGCAGGCCAGTGATGATCGTTTCCAGACCGGAGACCTTCAGCGTGAGGTCTTCGTCGCCCTGGCTCTGCTGCAGCTCATCTTCACTGATGGCCTGCGCGTGGGCATTAAACGCCCAATGTTCAGTCACGTGCTTATCGAAGCTGTGTACGCCTGGTGTTAACTCGACATGAGAGCCGTCGGTGAAGCGCAGAACAGCACCAGTAGTTACGAGATATTTCATGTTCTCTCCAGAATGGCGGGTTGCCCCGCCATATGGGTTACGCTACAGGCACGTCCATGTAGGCGATGGTGTTGCCGTACGGGGTTTCAACCTGACCCAGGCGGCCGTAGTAGGTCGTCAGCTGATACAGCCCGCGATATTCCAGCGGAGTATTCAGCAGCGGCACCAGAGGGAAGCGAATGAACTTCTCATCCTGGGTGTACGCTACCACGCGATGCGCGCCAGCAGCGCCGCGTTTGGACGCCCACTTCATGGACACGATCTCCAGCGGTTCACCGTTCTCCTGGAACGCGATGCAGTTGATCTTCACATATTGCAGTACGGAGATATTCCCCGCGTCAGAAACCTTTTTGCTCGCCAGCAGGCCGAACAGTTCCGGAGCCAGGCCAACTTTTTTCGGGCAGATCGCATAACCTGAATTCACCCATGCCTGAGAGAGAATCAGGTTGAAGTCCTGAACGATTTCGTCAGGTGTCGCAGTGGCCCAGGCTTTTGCTGCGCTGATTGGCGTTACCTGAGAGAGGTTCAGTAATCCGGTAACACCCAGATCGCTGTCACCGATGTAAACCTGCTCGTCGATGTCCATGTTCCATTTCAGCTGCATGGCATCGTATTTCTGGCTATCAACCGGGCGGCCTACCTGCTGCGCAGAAGCGAGTTCAGGTAGTGTCCATCCCAATTCCATGCCCCACAGGCTCAAAGGCTGAGCGGTTTTCTCGATGTAGAGATTGGTCTGCGGCAGCGCTGTGGAGTTTTTGCCGATCCAGTTTTTACCGTTAGGGTTTACGCCGCCAGCAGCCGCCAGATCGGTGTTAGTGAAGGAGGACTGTTCATCAGCGATAGAGACGTCGCTGCGCAGAGGCATGTCGCGCGACCACTTATAGCTAACCAGCGGCAGGTTAAGCGTCTGGTCCAGGCGTTCAAGCTCGCCAACCAGGAATACGCCAGCAGCGTCTACAGTGGCCTTATCAATGGTAATCATTCATCGTTCCTTTAGATGTTGTAGGCGATTTCAACGTTGCCGTGGGTGGTGGTCGCAGCGCTGTCACCCGGGCCCATCACTTTGGCAGTGGTCAGCTCCGGGGTATTCGTTGCAGTAGAATCCGGCGTAAGAACAATAGAGCCGAGAGGACTGGATGCCGTCGGAGCAGCAACACGGACATAAACCTTGTCGCCCTTTTGGGCGGTACCAGCCTGACCCGTAGGAACTGCCACGCAGATATAACCACGCTTCAGTTGGTCGCCAGTGTAGCCAGCCGTAACACCGAGCGCACGAGCGTCAGTCGGGTTGGTGGTTGGATACGGACGAACGAACAGGCCAGCAACATCATCGATGTCATCGCCGGCTTCCAGCGGTACAAATTTACCGTTGAGGTTTTTGCCAGCCAGCCCGTAAGAAGGGAATGGCTTAGCAGCATCGAGGATTGCAGGCTCTGCGGTGAGATCCTGCGGACGAGTAACGGCGCCGGGGAAACCAATCCCCATGCGAGTTAAATAAGCTTTACCAGCCATTGTTGGTTACCTTATTGGTTGCGTTTCCAGAATTCGGCGTTGATTTTGTTCAGCTCAGCCGGGGACATTGGGCCGCGAGCGCGGTCACCAGTTGGTTTGCCAGATGGCAGTGTGATGTGGTTCTTGGCTTTGCAGATTTCGACGGCAGCTTTGAACACCGCATCAACGGTGGCTTTCGGTGCTTTATTGAAGTCGCTAATGCCAAATGCTTTGAGGCTGTCACCAGTGCGCGCAGCGTGAGCCAGCACCTGGCGCTTCAGGCCCTTGTTACCGTTCGGCTGGAAGCCCGGGCAGATGATTTCAGCGTCGCCGATGATGTTGTGCTTATACGCGGCATCGCCGGTTACCTTTGCGTCCTCTTCTGCATCTTCATCACCGGTCTTCTTATCGTCGTCCGGATTTGGGTCAGCGTCGCCGGTTTTGCCCTCCAGCTTATCGAGGCGGGCAATAATCGCCTGAGCCCAGGCCGGGACATCTTCATCGCCGGTTTTCTTGTCGTCGTCCGGGTCTTCGTCGGTCGTGGTCTTCTGGTCTGCCGGCAGCGCGGTAGCCTGTGACGGCACGTTCATGTTGATGGTTAACCCGGGGATCGAACTCATGCCATCAGAAGGCATGTCCGGCGCTTCATCGATGAGTTTCGCCAAAGCGTCTTCATCTTTCGTCTTAATGGCGGTTGCCAGTTTTTTCAGCCATGACATTGCAGGCTTCTCCTTTGGTGTTGATGGGGCCGAATCCCCGATTGCACAGCGGGAACCAGCCCGCCCGCGGTCGATGCCGACGGCCAGATGGTTACCTGTGATTTGATATTGCTTGCCCTTGCCGGGCGCCAGTTGCTTGTAGAGCGCGTCGTATCCGCAGCTGACATCGGTCAGGCCAGCCTCGATTGCGTCAATGGCCTCCTGTCGCTTAACAAGCACATCGGCAATGAGCAGGTCGGCTTTATCGCCGGTACCGCGGCGGACGTTCTGAATGTGCCCGTGGGCCAGCTCGGCGTAATTGGCGGGGTTGACGAACAGGATGTTGCCAGCGGAGTCTTCAGGGTGACCCAGCGTGACAGCGACGCCTTCAAAGCTCGCCATCGTTTCAGGGGAGAAAACCTCATCTTCCGTTCGCCATACGGTTACGGTGCCGCTCGCGTCCGGCTCGAGGTCGATCTCTTCCGGCAGATAGACCTGCGATCCCGTTCTGGCAATCGGCACGTCTTTGCAAAGCAATGAGCCGTCCGCCAGGCGGAACCGGGTTTCCCCGAGCCTGGTCTCAAAAAAGTATTTCATGGGTTACCTGCTGAATTGCGGGCAATAAAAAAGGCCGCTCAGTAGCGGCCTCAATCCAGATGAATGATTTAAACTTTGTTGAATGCGTTGTATTGCAGATATTCTGGGTTGATATCGAGAGCGGCACAAAGCTGCTTATCTATAGCAGCAAGCACATCCTCAGGACGCATAGACGTATCATATTTTTCAATAACAGTGCCATGCTTCATTGGGTTAAAATCTTCATCATAAGCGGTATAAGAAACAAACCAATCAGTCATTATTATCCCCTTTAAGTACGGTAAGTAGATTGTCCATATTAATTCATTTCCTCTTAACTCAATGAAGTAATAAACCACGAATTGTGGTAGTTATCTTGCCCGTCTGTAATTATTTCCTCGGCGCTGGCACCTGCACTTCAGGCCAGCATTTGCAGTTCGGCAGGCACCCGGCGTGCCCGATCATGCTGTCCAGGGTCGGCGGGTTATCCCAGCGTACGAACTTATCTTTCATCCGTCGATGTGAATCACGCGTTCCTGAACCCGCAATGCGCCACCAGTAACCCTCGGAGCCAATAGACTCCGCGCGCGCTTGGGTAAGCGCTGTCGTGGCCCTGCCGATTTCGGTGCGGGCGATCATCTTCGCGCGACTCTCCGCCACGTCGCCGGACTCCATAATCATCCGGTAAAGCGCGTCGGGGCGTTCACCGTTGATGACAGCTTCCATTGCGCGCGCCTGGATGTCACGGACGCGGTCGGCTGCTTCGAGCGGCAGAGACTTAATCAACTGCACCTGTCGGGATACAATATCCTGAGCAACGAACCCCACCGGCGTATTGGCGACGACATCCCGCAGCCCCTCAGAGATTTCCTGCGACACAGAGCGCCACTGGTTCCACTCCTCCTGTTCGACCTGGAGAAACATCCGCTTGGCAACCCGGTCAGCCCAGTCGTCAATCAGCAGAGAGTAATCCATCAGCCGGGCGTTAACCTGTTCGGCGCTCGCCTCCGAACCATCGTAAGAGTCGGCTACGATTGCTCCCACCTGGCGCGCTATCT